TCACGGGTTGACGCGGGAAACGGCAGCCGCTTCGGAGGCCAGCTTCTCGGTCGGGTCGAGAAGAGCATGCTCAGCGAGCACAACATCCTTCGAGGCGAGGGCGCTCAAATTCGTGATCAGCACCGGCTCACCTGTGCCAGCAGTCCCCGCATACGCCGGCGGCTTCGCAAGCCCCAGCAGCCAGCCGAACTTCGGCGAAACATACACCTCGAAGATGCGCACCAACAGGTAGTAGATGGCCGTGAACACACCCGTGAGGAGCGTGGTCAGGAGCACCTCGAACTGGCCATCGAGGTTAATACCAGCGCTCACAAGGAACGCCACCACAGCGCCGACGATGATCGGAACGAAAGTGCGGACGATCGACGACCAGAAAGCTGAAGCAGTCGATGCGATTGGGGAAGTTGTAGACATGATTTCTCCTAGGGGGTTGGGGTTGGGGTGCAGTTGCCGGTCACGTCGTTGAACGTGCCGTCGGTGAAGGTGAAACGGTAAGCGGTCGTGAGAACGTCTATGCGGATGCAGGTCACAGATGTGATGCCTTTACCTGCCGGGCCGGGGGTCGTGGAGTCGGCACCAGCAGGACCGGGTGCGCCTGGGTCGCCTTTGATCGACTGCCCGGTGTCTCCGGTGTCGCCCTTCACCGATAGGCCGGGGGCACCGTCCTGACCGTGCGCTCCGATGCAGTCACCGTGGGCGGTGCAGTAGGCGGTGAGCTGTGCGTATATCTCGGCCGAGGTCGGTGGGCGTCCTGCGGCACCAGTTTTACCTGTGTCACCCTGGGAACCTTTCGCCCCCGCCGCGCCCTGTTCCGCAACCTGCCCGGCGCTCGGTGTTGTGGGGGTGATGCCGTTGGCATTCAGTTGCGCCTGAGATTTCGCATACAAGCTGAGCAGGTTGTCGTATTGGTACGTTTGCGCGACGAACCCTGCCGTGATCACTCCCGCCGTGGCGAGGATCAGCAGCACAGTGATGACATGTCTGCCGTCGAACTTCTTGAACCATCGCATCAGCCGAGCCCCAATGCTTTCGATATTGCGGGAACGAATATGCCGAGAACTAACAGCAGGGCACCACCGGCCACGGAGAGGAAGAACTGTTTGCGGTTCTTTTCCAACTCTTTCCGGTTCACTTCAATGTCGGCCTCAAACTTTGCTTGCGCCGTTTTCACATCAGCGATCGCGGTCATTTGCCTAGCAAATTCGGCGGTGATGTTCTGTTGGTTGACGCTGTAAATTTCGATGGGTACGAAGGTGCTTCCGAGGGCGTCAAGTTTCTGCTCGATCTTCGACAGTCGCCAATCAACGAGTGCGTATCCGGAGCCGGAAGGTTTCATGTCACCCGGTTCGCTCATTGGTCCCCCTTGGACTGCCCGTGGCCGGGTCGTTGGTTGATCAGGTGTCATACACATGCGAGAATGGGCGCATGCCGAACCAGCCGAAGACTCCTGCCGCTGCGTACCGAATCCCGCTCGAGTTGCGGGACCTTTTGAAGGCGCGTGCGGAAGCTGACGGTGTTACTCAGACGGAGGTGGTGAAGGCGGCGTTGGCCCTCTATTTGGGGGTATAGACGGGGTGTATAACGCCTGCTATGTTTGAGTCATGAACATCACCAAGAAGCGCGTCCCACTCTGGGCGATCCTCACCACCGCAGCCGTAGTCGTCGTTGGCGGCAGTGTTGGCGGTTCCGCATACGCGCAAGGCCAAGCACAGGCCGCAGCAGACCAAGCCCAATCCGAACATCTCACCTCACTGCGTGTCAGCGCCACGACGAAGGACATCAGCACCTCAGCGACCTCAGTAGGCGCTCAGGTGCAGACGATCAGCGATGAAGCGATCGCAACCGCCGCCGCGCAGAAAGCAGCGGATGAAGCCGCCGCCGCGCTTGCCGCACAGCAGGCAGCAGCCGCTCAAGCTGCCGCCGATGCTCAAGCTGCCGGCGCGAAGCCCGTCGTGAAAGCACCAACCGCGCGTGCCGCTGCACCGAGCGCACCTTCCGGACCGATCAAGTGTCCGGCTGGCAGCCAAGCGAACAGCGGTGACGGGCCGAACGACACCTCATGTTTCCCGGAAATCTGCTTCCACATCTCACTTCCGGATGCCGCTCACCCTGAGTGCGAGGTCGCGTTCAAGCCGTAGGGTTCTCTAACTCGACAATCCGGGCGTGCATGGACTGCATCGTCGCGATCATCGTCGGTATCATGTCAGCCCAGTTGATTCCCTGTGGCTTGCCCTGAGCATCGTTGAACGTCATGCCCTCGAGCGGCGTACCTGCGACGTATTCGACTATCGAGCCAAGTTCGACCGGTGCTGATTCGCCTAGCTCCTCAACCGCATCGATGCGCCGGAAGTCCAGCAGTCCGAGGTGGAGGAGAGCATTAACCTTTGCGGCCGCGTCAGCCGGGGCGAAGTCTTGTTTGACGAAGACGGAGGATGATGAGTTCCCCATCCTCCCAGCACCGTCGATCCAGAGCGCTGTCCGGTTGGTGATGACCGTCGTGTTACGGGCGTCAAGAGAAGATATGCCAGCATCGGCTGTTACTATCCCTGATGCATTCACAGTCGTGGGCGATATTGCTCCCGGGGTCGCAACCTTCGAATCTGTCTGCGCCCGCGTGTACGAATTTGCCGCGATCGCCGTAGCGACAGTCGAGTTGATGTTCGCCAGCGCTGCCTGCACCTGAGCAACCAACGATCCGAGGTTCGTCCCGGACGGCCGCTGAGCCTCCCGCAGTTGACGTCGTGTCTCCTTCAGATGATCAACGATCGGCTGCACAGAATCGCCTGGTGGTGTCGGGTAGAGCATCAGAACCCCTTCACGAGTGGCGCACAATCTATCTTCACGTCGACCCCATGCTCGTCGCCTGATAGTCCGATGATCCGCATCCGGTACGTGCCGCCCGTAATGTACGGGTCACCGAACCCGGTATCCGGGTTCCACGTCGCAACGACGAGGTCGCAGAAGTCACCGACCGCATAAGACCCGAACTGCAACCCGGACGGGTTGCCTTCCGAATCGGTCGGGTATGCCTTGACGGAGAATGACCAGATCTCCGAAGTCGTCCGGCCAGCGAGAACATCCGCGAGCGCGTAGCTGTCCAAAGTCGACTGCACTGAGACGGTGGAGTGTGAACTGTCAACCAGCTCGAGCAGAGGAAAGTTGGCGGTGACAAGTGTCGGATCGTAGGCGCGCGACACCAGTACATCATCAGCTTGCCGACCACCGACCTGCCATGCGAGGGAACCAAGCTTCGACGCGTCCTCGCTGATGTCCAGATCTAACACCGGGGACTCTGGGACTGTGACATCCCACGCGATCACTGACGGGGATGTGATCAAAGGTTGCGCGACCGTACCAGTCCTCACCAACCATTCAACACCGCGACCGTCCGCCGTGCGCCGCGGCTGGAACTTCACCTCGGGCCCGTTCTGGACATTCATAATGTCGTTGATCGCTTCCCACACGGGTTTGAAATCTGCGCCCAAATAGGTGCGGGTGCTATCCGAAATCTCGTCATCCTGGAACACCAGAGGGACAGTGCCGCCCGGGAACAGGGATGCCTGCTGTAGAGCCCGTTTCACGATCGTTCCAAGACTGACACCGCTGATCGTGGTGGACAGCAACGGGTTAGGCATCGTCTTCGTCGGGTCGGTCGGATCAGGAACCGTCCACTGGTCTGTTCCGATAGTCAACGCCAGCAGGGGGAGGATCAGACGGTGATCGAAATAGGAACCTGCACCGGCCGCCCCGAGTTCAAGGGTCCGGTTTCCGCGATTGTACTTCCGTGTCCAAATTGGTCCGGCTGCTACCATCGTCCCGTTCTCTTCGACCGCAAGGAATGCCTGCCCGGGAGTGGCAGAGTTCCGCAAATCGAGTGCTTGCACGTCTGGGTCGTTCAAGTCCAACGACACCGTGATCGTCTCAGCAACATGGATGCGATCCGACCACGGGCCCGTCATCACCGGGAGAGTTTGAATCCTTCGCCCAGACGCGAAGTTTCCGATGGAGTACTCAGTCACAGGTCACTCCTCGTGGTTGAAGGCATCACAGTTCAGGTCATGCCCGCACGTCCCGGCCTTGCATGCTTGGCAGCGGTGACGGCATGACGTCAGGACGATTTAGCTGTAATAGTGAACGCCAGAGTGGCGAGAGCTTCTTCAGCCCCAGCCTTTGCCGCAGCCTGAATGACAGCAGCCGAGGCTCCACCGGATGCCGCAGGAATCGCGGCGATGAGCGCCGCTACCTGTGCCTGCAACGCGATAACGAGTGTCTTCGTGTCGGCGTTGTCCTGCCGCACCGGGATGAGCACGAGGTTGCCTTTGCCGTCCGTGCGTTGCACCGGGGCGAACTGAGTATCGAGGAGGGAGACGATGCCGGCGACTGATGAGCCGAGGCTTCGACCGCTGTCCGGCATCGACGGACCGCCTGCGAAGATCGCTTGGTGTATGGCGTTGATTTGGGCTTCTGCTGCTGCTGACAATTCATCCTCCTGGGTGGGGGTTGAGCCGCTTCCGGCTGTGGTTGATATATCAATGTCGAAATGCCATGGCTCGGGGGATGAGAAGTTCAGGCCAGTTGGTCGCACCCCGTAATGCGGACCCTTTATTGCGGCCCACTGATGAGTGGGTGTCGCAAACGTCGCGATCCCGCCGCCAAGGTCGACAGCATTGCCGTGAGTAACTTCGTCATGGATGGATGTGAACGGGAACGCGGCGAGGCTCGCTTCGGGCGGTTTCTTGCCGCGCTTCACATATGCCAGCCACGCATTCCACAGCGCGGTCTGTCGAGGCCGTGACCTCGCTGCCTCCGTGATAACAAGCGCGGAGCCGAACTCCGCGCGGAAAGCAACTGCGAACGCGAGCAGGTTCGGCAGTGCGCGAACATCGAGCCGTTGGCGTGCGCCAAGCGTGTACGAATACCCCTGAATGGTGTCAGTGGTGGGGATGTCAACAAGATTGGGCATCAGAGTCCCTTAGCTCGCCATGACCCGGCCAGGGATAGCGCGAGCACGCCGGTGAACCCCGAGTTCAGGACGAGGGTGACGTTGCCTGACGCATCGACCTGCACAGCACCCAGCGCGGTCGCGTTCGCTGAGCAGGCAAACACGACGGGGGTGAGAGGTGCAAGGGCTGCGGGGACGGTCCCAATGGTGTAGGTCGTACCCAGCACGAACGTGGCCGAGGTCGATACGACAGTGCCCTCAAGGTAGTTGCGCCCATTCTGCTGAACCAACGAGACAGGGGACGAACCGGACGACGAATAGACACCGGCAAACGTCACCACCGACACGACTGGCCGACCAGCTATCACCTGCCAGCCCGGGGTCGTCGCGGTTGCGATGTACTCGATAAGTTGCCCGGCCGAGATGAGATAGCCGAGTTGCCCGTCACCGGGAGTTCCGAACGCATCACGCTCGGTGGTGTTGCGGAACGTGACCACACCACCAGTCATCGCCGTGTACTGGAACGTCGAGGTGATCACCACACCAGCCGAACCGGAGTTCGTAGCCGTCGACGGGATGAGGATTGTGCCGAGCTCGACCGCGCCCTGAGGCAGACCGGCAGGGTTCCGCACCGGAGTAGCAGACGCAAAACCTTGCAGCACACCGAACACGGCCAGGTTGTCGCCATCCGGTGTGGTCACATACGACGACGCATCATTCTGTTTTGCATAGAGCACATCAAGACGTGAGTTCGCCGACGGTGCTACAGCTGGTGTGACAGTCGCCGGACCATCGTTCGCCAGGAACACCACACCCCCATCACGCACAGCCACGGCGGAGAACGCAGCAACATTCACCGCCATCGTCGCCGAGGGGGTCAGCAGCGTACCCACAGGCGGGAACAAGCCAGCACGCGGAACACCAGTAGAACTGCGGACTACCGTCCCCGCAAGGTCGTACCGCAGATCGTTAGCGTGCGGGAGTGCAAGTTCAGCACCGAAGCCTTTACGAAGCATGAGGATCTCCTAGATAAGTACTCAATAGCGCGGTCAATAGAACGCTGGCGAAGTTTGCACGGTCAACATTGGTGTGCCCGTCACGGCACCGAGCGGCTGGAACTGGATAGCATGCGTCTCACCCGGACCGATCGAAAACCAATCCTTCGACGTCAACGAACCCGACACATCATTCGACGGACCATTGATCGTCGCCCGACCGGTCCGCTGATTCACCGACACCAGCGAACCCAACGGGATCTGCCGCTCAAACCGGATCGACTTACCGAGAGTCACGTCAGTGACCACAAAGCCACCATCCAGACCGCCCGACACATCGAACGGCGGGAACACCGGAGCCGTGCCCGAATTCGTCACACTGATCCGACCCGACGAACCACCCGTACCGAAATCGATATACGACGCGCCCGAACCCAGAGGGAAGATCAGACCACCGCCAGCGACCGGGACACCAGAGGATGAAGTGATCGGTAACCCGTAGCGAAGAGGGTCGGGGGCAATCATGTCGATAGTGAAATCGAACACCAAACGCCCGAAGTCATCATCGACCGTCACCGCCCGAATGGACACAACCCGCGTGGTAGTTCCGTCGATATCCGTAACCGACATCACAGCAGGTCTGCCCGAACTAAGAGCAGCGCTCATCTGGCTTTTCGCTGCTTGAACGTCAGCCCGCGAGTTGCCCAAATAGCAACAGGTCAAAGAGATCGTCGCTGCGGTTCGCCAGTCCTGAGAAACCCCGAACGCACCATTCGATTGCGGGCGTTCGTTGATTGGGGACTTCGAGGAGGTGATCGAATACCAGTCCGCGAGACCATTGAAGAAAAACCCATTGCTACTGGGCGTATCCCCGGCGAACGTCAGCCCGCCGATAGTCACAGTCGTTGTCATACTGCACCCGCCAGCACTCGAATGAACTCCCGACCCATGATGCGACCGGACGCTTGCGGATTCTGATCAGGTGCAACAACCTTGTCGATGTACACGTTGCCGCCACCCTTCCCCTGACCGCCACCAGCAGAGGCAGCATCCATAAGGTTGTTTAGCTTCCCCGTGTCAACCACCGATTCCGCTTTACCGCCCTCAGCAATAACGGCCAGCGTTCCGCCCGGAGTTGGAAGAACCGTTCCCGATGCCGCCAGTTTTGGCAGATGGGGGATCGCGCCAATCTTGATCCCAATAACCGCGGCCACAGACGTTGCGCTGTTGATCCCGTCGATGATGCCGTTGACAAGTCCGATGATGGTGTTGAAAATGCCCTTCACGAAAGACACAACCCCGTTGAACCCGCCCCTGATCACATCCCCAATAGTCCCGAACACAGTCCCGATGACGGAACCAACAATGCCGATTGCCGCACCGATCCAATCAGCCACCGGTTTGATGACATTCGCCCACAACCACGAGAACACCCCACCGAGCATGTGAACGTAGCCGACGATGAAATTCACCACAGGCTGGATGATGTTCGTCCACAACCAGTTCCAGGCGATACCGACAAGGATCGTCATGCCCTTCCATGTGTCCTGGAAGAACGTCGTTTGAGTGGCAACCCAGATGATCCCAGCGACTAGCGCGCCAATGGCGACAATAATGATGCCGATCGGGTTAGCATCCATTGCCGCGTTCCACAGCCACTGGGCAGCAGTAGCAACACCCATTGCGATTGCGCCGCCGATGATCACAGCCTTGGCACCAATCTGGGCAGCCGCATTTGCCACCCATGCCGCTGTGGAAGCGACCGTCCCCGCAATGTTTTTACCAACTGCAACAAAGAAGTCGCCCGCATACATCGCTACAAGGGCAGCCGTCTCAACCTTCGACGCGATCAGTGCCGCAATTTGCTTCCACAAGGTGCCGTTGAAAATAGCTGTGATTATGTAACCGGTCTTCTGCGCCGCGCCAACTGCGTAGGTTGCACCCTCCGCACCGTAAGATGCTGCAGTTGCGCCAATCAGTACGGCTTTACTTACTGCGATCACGGCGTTGTATGTGATCATCGCAATTTTGACAATTCCTACTACCGCCGCAATAGTGCGGTATGCGACGATTGCAGCGACAACGACGGTGGTAACTTCAAGCAACCATCTACCGTTCTTGACAACCCAATCGCCGAAGTCTTTTAGAGCGGGCAAAATGTTGGTAGTTACCACGGACCAGAATGCTGTCAATTGCGGTTGGATCTCTTTGAACCCTGCGGCAAGATGATCGCGCACCCAATTAGCTGCAGACTGGATTACAGGTGTTAGGTCCCGCAAAACCCCCGCAACTTTCGTTATCGCCGGAATGACCAGCGGCAAGAACGTCTCAACCACCGACTGCGACATGTCCTCGAAAGCGCGCTGCCCTCGAGCGAGCTGACCGGGGAGAGATTCGCCGGCCGCTTTCGCTGCACCGCCGAATTCAGTATTCAGTTCCTTGAGGATCACCTTCTGGGCGCCGACCGTGTCGCCGGTCTTCACCATCGCGGCAATGGTGTCTTTTTGGCCCTGCGTGAACGACACGCCAACTCGCGTCAGAGCGGTGATGCCTTTCACCGGGTCGTTGAGTGCTTTACCGAGCAGGATTGCCTGGCTGGATGCGTCTCCGCCGAACTTCGCGGCCATATCCGCGGCAGCCTGGGTTGCCTGATCGAAAATCTTGTCGGGGCCCTGGTTTTTGATGCTCGTGAACGTGAGCAGCAGCCCCTGAGCCTTCACGATGGAATCGTCCGTCTGACCAGACATGTTCTGAATTGAGGAAGCGAGGTCGTTCATGCCCTTCACGGACACATTCGCAGCGTTCCCAGTGGACTTGATACCAGCCGCCAACTGCGCCGTACCAGCGGAAGCGTCCAGAGTTTCCTTGATGCCGGTACCGACGATTGCACTGATACCCGCGAGACCGACCGCAAGACCAGCGACGATAGTCCCACCGATCGCTTTACCGATGCCGGAAAGACCAGACGATTTAGCCTCTTTGTTGATGTCGTCCGCGAGCTTCTTCCCGAAACCTTTGGTGTCACTCTTTACTGTGAGGGAAACCTGACCGGCAGATAATGTCATCTGTCCCTCCAATGGGGGCGATAGCAAGGTTGTAAATTGCTAGACGAAGGGCGACCGTGGCATGTACATTCAGAGGCATGAAACCGCTTGGTGAAATGCTCGGCAGGGAGTCCAAGATCATTGGGCTTTTTCAGCTGTATTCGGTCAATAACAAGGTCCTGCGCTCAGGTCTTGAGCACTGGGATTTGACAGGCGCTACAGCCACCGTCGATGTCGGAGCGCAACACAAAGGCGTCACAGCCGGTCGTGTTGTCGCGTTAGGCGTCCTAGCGCTGGCCGCTAAGAAAGACAAAACGAAAGTGTTCGTCACGGTAGAACTTGCCAGCGGCGAACAGGTCATCATCGAAGGACCCGCATCCAAAGAGAAGCAGGCCCGACAGTTCGCCGGGATCATCAATCAGGTGGCGAAGCTCTGACCTACCCGTTCAGGAAACCGCTGAACTCGGCGAGAGAAACCGTTTCCGGTTCCACTATCTTCTGACCGGGACGTTGCAGCGGCACAGGCTCCGATGGATCGTTCCCATTGACCTTCAACAGGTAATACGTCTGCCGCTCCATCGCATCGAAAATCTGGGCAAGTAGTTCCGCGTTCTCATCCCAATACGCCGAAACCCCAGACAGGGCACGGACGAAAGCAGAATCGCGAGGTAACCCCTTGATGTGCGACAGGAGCCGTCGCACACCCCACCGGTTCTCACCCCAACACAGGCCCCGCAAATCCTGCCCGTAGAAACGGGTGAAGTCGGCCTCCAAAGCCCCCCACTCAGAATCGAGAGCGCGGGTGAGGCCGATTATTCCCCCAGGCTGTTACCCGTCACGAACTCGACAATGGCTTGCAGATCTTCGGCAGTCAGCCCACCCTTGACCAGTTCGGCCAGGTCGGCAGGGTCGGCGACTACACGGCGCAGGCCATCGCTGATCCGTGATGCAGCGAAGTCCTCCGCGCAGAGCACATCCAGTTCGGCCTTGAGCTCCACGAAACCGACTGACAACCGAATGACGGAACGCGGCTGTCCGACTCGAGCTTCCGCGCGGGCTGCACGAGCAGCGCCGAGGTCAAGAACCTGTGCGCCCTCCGGCGCCTTCTCCAGAATCGCCATCAGGCGACCGCCGCCACGTCGACACCGAAGATGAGCACGGAGTCCGAGCCATCCTGCGGTTTGATTGCCTGAACCTCGAACGCGTACCCAACGGAATCGTCGCGCACATATTTGATACCCGGCATGGTGAGGATCGAACCCTGCTGGATGATGATCCGCTGCGACGTTCCACCATCGAACCACTCGAGAACATAGATGCTATCTGCGATGGTGTTCGCGTCGAGCAGGTCGAGCTGGTAGGCGCCAGAAGGTGAGGTCAGCCCGGTGCCGGTACCGGCTGTGGTCGTCAGCGCGGTCCCGCCCGGAGTTGCCGACAGCGTGAGTGATGTGGTCGAACCGACTGTGATCACGTAGTAGGTAGTGAGCGCCACGATGCCTGTAGAGGTCACCACGGTAGCGAGACTGACCGGAGCGCCGACCGCGAGCCCATGCGCGGTTGCAGTCGTCAGAACGCCACCAGTGCCGATGGTGATAGCACCACCAGTTGCAGTCCCCGTAACCGGCACGATGACACCGCCCCAAGCGAGAGCGAGGGTCGTCTTGTTCGACTGCTGCAACTCGAACTTGAACTTGCGAGTGAGACCAGTTGGGATGAGGCGTGCCGCTTCGAGCGACTGCCACACCGTGACCTCTTTCGTCTTCCGGTCCTGAGCAACCTCGAACCCGTTGGTTGCATAACCAACGTTCACGTAAGCGGCAGAGAGCGCCGTGGTCGAGTCGGTCGGGACAGCCGTTCCGAGCGGGGCACGATAGATATTTCCGGTGCCTGCGACACGAATCTGGCCGCTGTTGTATGCACTTGGCATGATTTGTTCCTTTCAAGGGCGTGCAAAAGGACCGCCACGAAGGACGGCCAGATGGGGGTGGATGTTACTTGTGGAGCAGTACGCGATATCTTGCGGTGTAGCGCGGTATCGGTGGGACCGGTACCGTATCGGGCAGCCAAGACGGCCCAACCTCTTCTGTCGCAGAAACCAACACAGCTTCGGGGACAACATCATTAGCAATCGCGAGAATCGCAGCAGCAATAGTGAGGGTCAGCTTTTTGCACTGCGCTTTCGTCCCACCAACAACATCTACTTGGAAGGCAGGCTCACCTATGGCCCTAGGGACCAGCGCGGTACCACCAGCCAACGAAATCAGGACGACTGGGTAAACGGGCGTCGGCGGCAATTCGGTCGTTAGACGGGCGGCAGGGATCAACGTCGTCACTTCGGGGATGCCCCGCAAGTATTGGAGCAACGCCAACTCATCATCAGGCAGCGGCGTTATCGGATACGACATCAGCGGCCCTTCTTAAACTTGAACCCAGCAGCCTCAACCGCACGCCGCAAATTGAACTGAGGTGGTTGGTTGCGTGACGGAATACCGAACTCGATCCATGCCGACTTCTGATCCGATGCGAGCACACGCCAACCCGACTTGGTTTCCTGCGTCACAATCCCATCGCGGTAATCACCATCCAACACGGGCGCATTGTCCCGCGCGATGGCAGCTATCTTGTCAACCGCCTCCTGCGACGCCGACTTGACCTCCGGCATCTTCCGCACCTTGTCGTCAATGTCACCATCAAGGTCAATCTCGATGTCACTCACGCGACCACCGTTAACTTGCACTCAATGTGCGACACCTTCTGAGTGCGCGGATTGAAAACAGGCCAAGGCGCGCCATCGACTTGGAAGACTTGCCCGTTGAAAGTGATCTGCGCCAACGCCGTCACAATCGAATCGGCCGGCAGGTACGCAGTCCACTTCGACACAACCGTTTCACGATCGGTCTGATATTCAACCGTGTCCTTCTGCTCAAGGAAACCAGTCTCCGTGGCAGGGAGACCAAGCGCACCCGGTACCGTGTTGCCGTACTCATCCGTGCCAGCACCACCCATAGCCTGAACCAGAAGTGGCTGCGACATCAGCCGCGCCAAACTCACGCGACCCTCGCAACCATGTACCGGCTCAAGGATGCCTTCTCGATAGGCGAGAACCCATCAGCCTGCATCGAATACTTGACCTGATAGCCACCGATCCGCTCCGACTCAATACTTGCCGGCGACGAATACGCGCGAGCCGCGACACCCAGCACGACACCGATGATCGAATCTGGGACAGTCTCAAAACCATGCGTGTAAGTAACCCGCCAAGTCGCAGCACCGTACGGCCACGTCACACCCTGCCCGATGATCGACCGGATAACACCAGTGCGCTTCGACACCGAATAGGCAGGGAGAACCGCCGTCGACCACACGGTGCCGTCGAACGATTCGACCAACGAAACATCGACAATCGGGAACTCATTGAGCATCGCAAACCCAGACGGCAACGGGTCCAACTCGACAACATCATCAGTGACTAACGAGATGTCCTGTTGCAGAAAATCGCGCACCATACCGGACGCAATATCAAGCATCAGAGAAGCGGAAGAGTCGCTCGCATCAAGCGGCAACTGAAGGAACGCCCCCAGTTGCTCAACTGTGGCGAGAGGCTCAAGGATCATGGGTTACTTGACCTCGGCAACTGCATCAGGCTCGATAGATGTCTTCTTGGGTGCGCCGATTACCTTATTTTGGGCGTCGCTCAGCCAAGAAGCGGTAACAGTGACCGGCCCAGGCGTCTCATAGTTCACAACAACATCTTCTGTGTAATGGGCAACCTCCGTAGTGCCTGGCGCAACGTGCTCTACTGCGCCAGTGGAGGCCGCATCTGCCGACTGCTCAGAGGTCACGGCGTAACCGCGGAACTCCACTGCACCGGTGCTCTGCTGGGTTTCAATTTCGGGCTTTACTTTGACTGCCATGACAACTCCTTCAGTTCAGGGGTGCGCCTCCGCAAGTGGCTGAGGCGCACCTAGGTAGGTCAATCAGAGACCGCTGACAACCCCGAACGCGCCAGGGCGGTAAATGGCGAGGGCTAGACGCTCCTCGGCCCGAATTGCCGTCAAGTTGCGCTGGAAGTAATCGGCGTGCGAGTTCGATGCCTCGACGGTGATTCCTCCCTTGCGGAAGACCTGACCACCTTGGGCGAACGCTCCGACGAGGGCCGTGTTGGCAGCGATCGCGGGGGTGATGGCAACTTTCTTACTCCACAGCGACGGGTTCTGCGCGTCGGCGAACGGGCCGTTGGCGTAGTACGCCCCCTGCGAGTTCTTCGATAGCAGGACCGTCTGCCACGCCAGCGGGTCGATCACGATAGCGTCCGGCTCAAGGAACTGAGTCGTGCGAATTGCTGTGATCTGCCGGTAGATGGCATCCATGTCGTTGTCTGCCACAACCGAGGGCGCGGTGCCCTTGACGACAGGTGCAGCGAGTCCGGGGCGGTTCAGGATGCCGACGAGGTTCGCGCCTGTTCCGTCACCGGAGAGGAGCTGCGCTTCTTCTGCCAGCTTGATGAACAGGATGAGACGCGCGTCGATGTACGACTGCGCCTGCGCCCAGTCCTCAAGCATTTCATCCGAGATTGGAAGGAACGTGGCGAGCTTGTGCAGCACCTCGTCAACCTTGCTGAACGCGATGGCCGACTCGGGCTTCAGGTTTGTCTCAGCAACTGCCGCAGCCGCGTTAGTAACCGAGGTCTCCACAAGGTAGCGGATGAGCGGTGTCGAGGTAACACCGCCAGGGAACAGGTCCGAGATCGTCAGCGGACGGAACTTGATATCTACGATTCCGGGGACGAGCGTCGGGACGGCGGCGACCGGCGAGTATCCACCGCCTGGAGTGCCTGCGGTACCCTCGGTTAGGGTTGTCTTGACCTCGACTTCACCAGAGGTGAAGTTGCCCTTAATGCCCTTGGCGACCATACCCTTGTAGTTCGCCGAATCGACGAACTGCTGGCCGATCGACTTGAACCCTTCGACAGCTCCGGCTGCGTCATCGAGCGGATTACCAGCGCCAGCCATGAATTGCTTGCGCTTATCCTCGATCGATTCGAGGGACTGGACTTCTTCGGTCCACGTCTTAATCTCGGGCTCGAGGAGGTCGAGCGCTTTCTTGATATCGGCGGTGGTGAGCTTCGGGTCTTCGACAGTTTCAAGCGCCTTGGTGGACAGCTCGTGAACCTTGGTCTTTGCTTCCATCAGTTTGGATGGCATTTCACTTACCTTTCGGTGCGTTGATGATAGAGAGTGCGCGAAGATGCGCGACTCGTCTGTTAGTTGCGTCCGAATCAGCATCCTCAACGGGGGCAGTCTTAGTAACGGCGGCGGCGGCTTTCGCGGCGGCGGTGGTCACATTGTCTGCGCCGGAATCGGCGGCATCTTCATCTGGGTCGGGCTTGACAATTTCGGTCAAGTCCACGGCAGTACGTTCACCCGTGAGAGTGACCACGCTGCCGTCGTCTGTGTAGCTTTGCTGGTACGTCTCAGTGTCAGACGAACCCTCAACGCTGATCTGGAAAATGAGAGAGTCGGAGAGTGTGCCACGGAGCCACACCCACGCATCTGCCCCGTACGCATCGTTGAGAGCATCCTGGGCGCGCTCCTGGGCGGCTTCGAGGCTTCCGGTGATGCTCTTGACTTGTAGCGATTTCTTGTCGTCGGGTACACCGCCGTCAGCAGCGGCACCGAGCGATAGCGCGAGGTCATGGATCTGCTGAATCTTCGCCGCATCACCAGTGCTATTACGTGCGCCAGCCTTGACGGTCTTGGAAGACAGCACTAGAGCTTCTCGATTACTTGGTATGGCGACAAAAGCGCCGTTGAGAAGTTCCCGTTTCGTCACCTTCACACCATCCTTTTGCGACTTGTCCGACATGAACGCCACAGAGGTGGTGCGGATGTGCCCCTCATTCACCAGCGTTCGGGTCTCCTGCGCACGAGGCAGCGATGAGTAGGTGCCGTGAACTACGAGGTTGCCGGTCTTCTCATCGATCGTCGGCACGCCAGAGCCGACCGTTGACGCAACGGACATGCCGTGATCAGTGTCGAATGTGATGTGTTCCGGCAGGGGAGTCTTCCACCCATCCGGGGTGAGAGTGTCCCCATCACGGTCCAGGGTCGGTGCGGAGAGAACCACATCGAACGTGCCGGGGAAGTCCTCATCGTTTCCCGTGGGAACGATCGCCGCATCCTTCTTTTCGATCTGCATGATCAACCTTCCGTAGAGAAATCCAAATCACAGTTGCAGTTAGCAACCTCTTCCGCGCCGCCTGAATAATCCCCTGGTCCTGACATCCCGTTAGAGAAGGTCTCACCGAGCGGCACCGTTTCGCCCGACATGGCCGCATGAGATCCGCGCGGGTTGCCACCGGTAACCCACGTCTTCGTCTTCGCATCAGATAGACGAGCAGCGACTAGCGAAGCTAGCCCCGCGACCATCGCGACACGGCTCAACGAAATCTGCCCAGCACGCGCGTTGACTTCACCATCGAACACAGAATCAACTGTGTCGCCGACCTCAGCATCAGCAGCTGCGTTCTCAAACGCTTTCGCAATCTCGTCCGCCGTGGCCTGGTTGACCTTCTTCGCCGTCGCCGTCGAGTTCGACTCGAGGTAAGCGGCTATGTCATCGGACGAATACTGCCCGCCCAAATCGGCCGCAACCTTCGTGCCGATCGCGAGCGCCGTGGCTTTAGACAGCGTGTGGAGGATCGAAGCGAGGTCACCGTCCCATGCCGCAGGATCGAACGACCCAGCAGCCTTAGACGATGCACCCGACTTCACCGATGCGCGCTGCTCATCGAATAGTGCGCCCAACGCTTTCTGATGTTCGGTGACCAAAGTTGCGCGGATCGCAGACTTAGAGCCCTTGACCCGCCCAGCTTTTCCCATCACATCACGGAACCGAACCGCCTTCGCAGCATCACCGACAGGGGCAGGAGTGCCGCCCGCATCCGCGATAGCCTGTGCCGCCTCCGCATCAGCCGCAGGGGACGGTGTAGCAGCCTCCGCTATCGTCAGACGGGTTGCAGGAGTACCAAGCGGAACAAGGGCCGCATTCGCGAAGTAGTCATCCATTTGTGGCTTTTCGCTTCGCGGATAGCCAAATAGCGCGACGCCCTGATTGCCTGTAATCAAGCCCGCGTTGCGCAGCGCAACTGCAGCCGTGGCACGCGACTCGAAGTCACCGCGGAGAACTTCATCCATGTTGAACCGGGTATAGACATCTCCGCGCGGATAGAAGTCCGGCACAAGCTGGTGATTGATGACCGACTCGAACCCAACAAAGCGCGGAGCCATCGTGTCGCGGTACTGTGACCGCAGCTGCTCAGTGATGTTCGAGAATGTGGCGTGATCGAGAATGTGCACCACAGGTGGGGGCACGTCATACGCTGCGCAGACCTCTTCCCGGTTCAGTTTCCGCGACTCGATGTACTGCATCTCTTCCGCGTTGAGCTGGATAATCGTCGGCTTGATGCCCTCCTCGAAAACCGCGGTCGCTCCAGTGTTATCGACCCCCGCGTGTGAAGCGTCGAACTGAGCCCGGAGGCGGTCCTGTGCACCTTGGCTCAAAGACGCTTCGGTACTGAGAATTACTGCAGGCCGAGCACCCTTTGCCCACATCGACGCGGTAGCTCGCCGGGAAGCATCCTCGTTGAGCAGCGTCATACGCAGACTCTCAAGGATGGACAACCCGCGGTGAGGTGTGTCCGGGTTATATGAGACGAACGCGACAACATCGTCGGCTGGAATCGGAGGCAGCATCGACACGTTACGGGTGCCAGCAGCATAGAAGTATTCGATCTCCCCAGCTGCGTTCCGGCGCACTATTACGTTCGTCGGGTGCATTGGGTGCAGCTCACGGACAATGCCCTTGTTGTCGCGGAGCTTCAACCAGAATGCCTCACCGTAGATGTCACGAGTGGAGGATGTCCATTCCCAGAGCTTGAATCCTGACATCCGCTGGTTGGGGCGCTCCAGAAGCCCCGCTAGGGGTCCGTTCTCCATTCTGGAATCAGTGTCATTCAGCTTGATCTTGACATCGAATGGCATCCGCGCGGTCGCCATTGCGAGCTTGCGGATAACCGTTCCAACCCACAACTGGGCCTTATAGATTGCCGAGTACGCAGCGAAGGTCGTCAACAGTGCCATCGATGATGACCCGTAATAAGAGGCATCGGCGAAGATTGGAGTGCGATCTGCAAGGGTATCGGCATCAACCGAAACAATCGCTCCGTTGGAGAGGAACACGACTACCCCCTCTGCATATACTTGATTCGTGAACGTGGAAGCCAGAGAGAATTGTCGATCCGTAGGCGGTCGCCATTCGCGCTAATAGAGTCCGCGTCGGCTAAAACAAAATGTCCTTCGTCCCAGTCGACGAGGATGCCGTCAAAGGCCTCCCCATCGACCAGGGTCACGAGGAACCGTTCACGCTCGGCATCTCGAATTAGTCGGTCACGACGCGCCACTGGAATAGCCTCCTATGACGAGCAGATTGTCGTCTTCGTACTTGCTGCGCTTATTTGGCTCCATGCCGAGAACGAGAGACATGGAGTTGACCGTCGCAGCGATCGCGTCGATCTTCTCCGGCGCGCTGCCCTTATCTGGCTTCACGTTTCCGGCCGCATCCATAGCCACCGTGAAATTGTCAGCCTGCCACCGCACAGCAGGATTCCCGCCATGCCGAAACATCGGCTTCTCATTCGTACCCAGAAGCAGAATGCGCTGCAACTCTTTCGTCGGTGCTGACAACGTGACCAAACCCTGCCGGGTCTTCACCATCGGCGCGCCATCCGCGACAAGATCATTCACCAACTGCGACGAGTTCCACGGGTCATAAGCAATCCCGCGCACGTCGAACGACTCCCGATCCTTGTTGATCTGCATCTGGATGTAGTCATAGTCGGCCACGTTCCCCGGTGTCAACGTCAGAAAACCTTCACGAACCCACACGGTAGCCATACCCGCAGTGCGCTTATCCAACGCCGCAAGGTTCGCCTCCGGGGTCCACAGCCGCCACAGGGCATCAAAGCCACCATCGCCATCAGGGAAAGTCCACGCGAGCGCACACAAGTCCGATGTGGAAGCCAAGTCGAGCCCGCCATAGGCTTGCTTCCCAGCCAGCTTCGACTCGTCAACCATCGAACCATTCCGGTCCCACACCTCGAGATCCAGATACTTGGTCTCCTGCTTCGTCCTCAACCCCAAATGCAAGCGCTGAAACTTCGCCAAATCCGCTGGGGACTGTTGAGCCTCCGCAGCAGCAGACTTCATATACGCCCGCGTAGGCGAAATCCCATAGCCCGGGTTAGCAGACTTCCAAGTAGCCTCCACAAACGGGTCAGAGCCAGCCTCAGCCGCCCACACAACACCATACGAGGATGGGTCCTTGATCGCACCCCGAGCCAACTGCTCGATGTACTCACGCTTCCGGGCATAAATCGTATTCTGCTTACCGCTATCCGCCGTAGTGATAATGCCGATCAGCGGTTGCCGGCGTGAACCCGTACCGGTCTCAAGCGTCTCCACAAGATCCGGGGTCTTATGCACATGCAGCTCATCGACGCAAACGAAATGCAAGTTCGCACCATGCTGCGCATCCGCAACCGACGAAACAACCTCGATGTAGCTACCCGACTTTGGGTGCAACACCTTCTTGCCAACCGTCCTCACATGCTTCTTCAGCGCGGGAGATTTGTCGGCCAGAGTCTTGATCGGATTGAAAACGAACCCCGCCTGACGTTCCGACGTAGCCGCCGTCACAATCTGCGCACCAGGCTCACCATCAGCCGCGAGCATGTAGATCGCTAGACCACCAAGCAACGTCGACTTGCCATTCTTCCGAGGCACATCCACGTACAGTTTGCGGATGATCCGCACATACATGTCGGCGTCGTCATCCCAGATAACCCAGCCAAAAACTGGGGCAAGGATCTCTACCTGCCAAGGATCGGGGATAAGTGGCTGACCACTCCATTGCCCGCTGACGTGTTTGAGCGCACGGAACGCTGCAAGAACTTTGTCTACACGCTCAAATGAGAATTTGGCACCCTTTACGTTTCGAGGCTCAGGGGTCTTGATCCTAGGGGGGCAGTCGGAAAATGGTATTCCGCGCGACTCCATGTACGCGATAACCTCAGGGCTTGGAGCGTTTAGCCGCTTGCTTATATCTCCAGACACTATTGAACGCATCCTTCTTCGAAGTATTGCAACGAGAGCACAGGGCTCGGAGGTTGCCGATCCCGTGGACGCCCCCGCGAGCCAATGGGACTACGTGATCGATGTGCTTCGGGTTGGCTTCGGTGAAGAGAGCCCCGCAGGACGAGCATTCATGGGCATTAGCCAATCGACGGGCATCCTTGTTAGCTATCTTGAACGTCCCATTGCCAGCTCGCCGCGCCCGACGCGTTGCCTCGTTGGCACGACGTTTCTCCGGATTGAGACGTGCCCAGGTAGCCACTGAGAGCGCAATCTGCCCCCGGTTCGACTCTCGATAAGCACGAACGCGATCACCATTCAAGAGGTACCAAGCTTTGCTGGTCGCAGCGATTCGGTCAGCGTTTGCCAGTCGGTAGCGAGTTTGGTACTCGATCAGCTTTTCTCGGTTCGCCCTGTAATAGCTTCGGTTCGACTCTAAGATCACTTCCCGATTCTCCTGATAACGCTGGGCTGAAGCCTCGGCCTGCTCATCACTATGCGCTAGGTAGTAATCTCGCTTCGTTTCTGCATATTGAACGACGTTAGCAGCCACCTTTGCCCGATCCATGCAGCGACCCGAGCAGTAGCGGGTGTCCACCCGCTTAGGCGTGAACACCTCTCGACATTGCAAGCAGGGTTTAGGTTCAGGCGGGAACGGAGATCCGTATCTCTGCCAGCGGTGATAGTGGCCTGAGCACCATGTTCGGCAGAACGAGCGTTTATCGCATCCGTCTATCGAGCATGTAATACTCTTGTTCATATCGACTCCAATCCAGTCGGTCAATCCCCGGCCTGTGCCAACAGGTGCGGGGGCTTCTACTTATTCTATCGCGCAGAGTTGCTAGACGTGCTCAGGCGAAGGGATCACTTTCGTCGTCATCGCCCGACTCCTTGACCGCTAGCTTGTTCTCCGCACTCGGGGTGAAACCAAACTCACCAGCCCACGCCCGCAACTCCTTCGACGCCGCCTCCATGATCGCGATCCACGGGGCACGCACGACACCCTGAGAATTGGCAGCAAGCAGGCCGTAGCCCTCTTGCACAGATTGGTCCCCGTCGATGGTCGACTGGATGACGTTGTGATATTTGTCCGCGAGCTTCTGCGCATCCACCATCCGCTGCCACGTCAACACATATGCGGTGAGCGACGCCCGATCAACAGGCTTGAGTAACTCGAGACGGGCGAGCTCAGGGACCACACGCTCCCACTCAGCACGCGCCTCATCCGGCAACCACTCGGGAGCCTCAGGAGGGAGACGCTTGAACTGCGGAGTCTTCGCAATCTTCCGACCACCAGAATCCGTACCATGACCGCGCCCCTCGATCAGACGAAGAGCCGGCGCTTTCGCAGGACGACCACCAGGCATTGCAGCCTCCTAGAGGTAGTCGATGAACCGAGGGCCAGCATTTCGGAAGGGGGGTCCCAGTTTCGAGACACAACACGTTTCATTGCCGACATGGGCTTCGGTCGCGAAGTGTCAGAGATTTGTTGACCCCTGGGGGTGGCCGAAGCCTCCGTCTTGTCTTGCAGTCTTTGATGCATGACAGCTGTGGCACAGCGCCTGTAGGTTGTTCAGGTCGTATGCGCGTGCACCGGTGCGTCCGCTGCCGTCTACATGGTCTACGTCTGTGCTGCTAGGGCGTGCCCATGCGGGTAGTGCTGCACACTTGGTGGACTCGCATTGTGGGTGTTCGGCTAGGTACTTCTTGCTGAAGCGTGACCACTCTGCGGACCAGCCTCGTTGGTATCCGTTGGGTCTGCGTCTGTCTGTGTCGCGTCGTGCTTCTGCTTCGTGTTCGGCACAGCGTCCGCTGGTTACGAGGACGGGGCAGCCGGTGACTACGCAGAGTGATAGGGGCGAGGTGGGCATGGTCAGATGACGTTCCGTCCGAGTTCACGTATTTGTTCGGACGTGTACGCGCTCATCTCGGTTTCTCGGCGGAAGTAGCCGGCCATGACGGCATCGACTCGTTGCTGTTCGTCGGTGGGCTCGTGAGCGTCCATTGGGGCTCCCATGCAAACAAGGAATTGCGGGGTGTTATGACAAGGTATATGATTGGTGTTATGACAAAACAACTAAGTTATGGGATGGAATCTGCGCTGAACTTACTTACCCTGGCCGGGAAAGTGACGGTTAGGCGTTCGCCAAGCCGCGCATTCAATGAGATCAGCATTCGCACGGCTTCGGCGCTCGAGCGCCGCGGGTGGGTTGATCGGATCTACACAGGACAGTCGGCTGGAACGCTCGTATTGACGGTGGCTGGGCGTCTTGCGGCAGGTGACCTGCCTGACCATGAGTATGACGAGCGCTAGTTCCATGTCGCCAAATGCTCCGAGAACGCCGCTCAAGTCATTCCGCATCCCTGAAGATCTTTACCGCGCGGCGATGGCAAGAGCTGAATCGAAGGGTTCAGATCTCAATAAAGAGATTCGCAGGTTTCTCGAAAGATACGTCAAGCGATCCTGAAAGACAATCCTGACGTGCAGAGAAGCGGGGCTGGGGGACTGGTCGATGTGAGGGGCTTACCCTCTCCACCAGATCCGCTCTCACGGTCAACGTTCAGCGCCGCTATATGCGCTGGCCGTCGTGGTGCTGGTCTTTTTTCTCGCCACGTATTGTCCGGCTCGTGGTTGCCATGGGCGTGCCTATTGAGAGCCAGGCCGAGACCAGCAGACCTGCATGGGCGCCCCGAGTGGTGGAGTCGAACCACCGCCAGAGGGTTTGGAATCCTCTGTGCTGCCGTAACACTTACTCGGAATGGGCCGTTATGCCAGCACGGCGAACACTGTTCTATTCGGTTGTGTCTGCCACCGGTCGGGGTGGAAGTGTGCTGGTCGCGTCCACAACCCAAATGTGGACGCGACCAGGTGCACCCTGATAGGGCGCAGTCAACTCGGGGCGGTCCCTTGGGGTCGCAACTCGAGGACAGGGGTTGCCAGTCGATCGCGCCGTGGAACCCAAGTGGGTGATGTGTGATCGGCGGTCGCTGACAAGTATTTAAATGACGAAGCACCGGTTCCCTGTCAGTTGACATGGTGAACCAGCGCGTCATCAGTATATGTCGTGAATTACATGGTTGTCATTCGATTGTTGTCGGTGTGTCGCGTCCGATTATGCAGTGGCTTTTGTCGCGTCAGCATCATCAATTGCGATCCTGAGCCATCGCATCTGACCTACGCCCTTCCACACTTTGTCGCATGCCTTGCATATCGCGTAAGACTCATTGATGTTGTCCCGCTCTACGGCTATCAAGGTGCGGACACGTTCAACGTCGTCGGGGTCGTCTTGACCGTCCAGTAACTTCAGGCCGATGTTGATCCACTCCTGGCCACAGATCGGGCATGGAGCGGTAATCTCGATCTTCTTCGGCGGGTCGAGGTTGTCGCGTATCGCATCGGCCCAGCCTTCCATGATGCCCGAGTATGCGTCGCGTCTATGGTCGGTCGGGTTGGATGTCTGCCAGAGGGCATACCAGGAGCGGATTATCTGTGTTGGGGTGATGGCCTTGATGGGTGTGCCGCCCGCCTCCATCATCCAGGAGCGGATGCGTCCGTCGATGTCTTCGTAGAGGGTGAATGCGCCCACTGCCATGGGAGTTCTTTCTCGTGCCTGACGGCCACCGCCTGAGCCTCCCATGTTTGACACGATCGCTTCACGCAGCCAGTCGAGCAGTGGCGGGTCGGTGCGACGGAATATGTGCTTGCTGTTACCTTCGCCTTGCCACTCTGCGATGTGTTGTGGCTTCGATAGGGCGTCGAGTGCATTCAGCATCCGCTCGGTTGACGTGAATTTTCGATCTGTGCTCTTCATGCGCTGTCTCTTATCTCGTGGCAGCGGCCACATTGTTCGAGTTGGGTGCCGAATGCGAAAGTTACACGGTGGTCCCATCGGTGGCCGAAGAGTCGGCAGATAAACCGGTTCATGCGCTCAGTCCTTTCCGCAACCGGGCGATGGTGGCCTCAGCAGTTTCGAGAGCGTCGGCTACCGAATCGCAGAACACTGACGATTCGGTGTGCCCCCAATACTTCACATGGTGGCTCTGTCGGGCACGCTCAGCCCCTTTGCGAAGTTCGGCTATTAGTTCGCTGTTATTCATGAGTACCACCGCACCCATCCGTTTGTTTCTTCGGTATCGAGTAGCATCACTGCGGCGATAGCCATCTGTTGCGCATCTGGCTTTCCCCCTACAACGGCTCGCAGCGCATATGCAATGAGGTAATCAATCTCGGCGTGCCCACGCTCGGGATCATTGTCGCCTAAAGCTTTCCGATCTGTCACAGCTTGTAAGAATTGCTCTAGGTTCATATCTTTAGTCACTGTGTGCGCCTTCCTGCGGCTCTGTAACGTTCGAACGGGTATGCGGTGCTGAAACTGTTTCTGTGCTCTCTCCGTCGATCCTCATGCGTGTGGAGTCATCAAACAGGGTTCGGAGTGACCGCACATGTTCCAACGTGTACCCGTCCGTCCCGGGGTACGGGTATCTGGTTCGCGCTTCTGGAGAAGCTTCAGGTATAGCCATCAGTCCTTCGCCTCCCCACGAGCAGCCCGGTACGGGTTGACTGGCAGCGGGTCGGGTATCCATGTGCGGAATCCTTTACGCGTCTCGTAGTCCCAGTGGCCCTTGCGACTTGTTGGGCGATTGATGTCGGCGGCGCTCCATCCTTCGTACCAGGCGTCCGCTACCTGTTTCGTGAGGTCAGCGACCAGAGCTAAGAGATAGTCGATGTCGTCGGGAGCGTGGCCAATAAACTCGCCATTCCGGTCGGCTTCAAATTCTGTGACCATCGGGCGAATCGGGGCTGTCGGGTAGTTGTCACAGAAGATAGAAGCGACGGTGACGATGGAGTCATAAACTGTGCCTCCTGCAATAGATTCGATGTCACCATAGGTCCACGGAGGGCGGGTTATCCCTGCTCGTCGTGCTCGTATCGCGGTGAGGTCGGTGTCGGTCACGGGGTTTCCTTTCTGCCATTGAGTCGTTTGTACGCTTCAGGCGTCAGCAGACGGAGATTTCCGTTTGCCCAGTGCGTCTGAGTATCCTTCTGGCCTTCCGTGTTGGTGATAGGTGATACGGCAACCATCTCGCCGTCATAAATTCCGAACGCGTCAACCAGCAACGCCTCCAGCGGGGTCAAATCCTGGGTCATGCTGCACTCGCTTTCTTCAACGCCATTTCGGCGATCTGTAGTTGCCGCTCCGTGAACGTGTAATTCTTCGCCGGACGGGACACCACAATTCGGGCCGTCCCATTGCTACGAATAATGCCCAACAATTTGTCCGACTCGACGTCGTAAGCCCGCTCCATGACGACAGCGGTTGGGAGGGCGAACCGATCCAACTCAACCCGCCACGTTTCGCACCGGAACAGGAACATCGACAAGTCATAATCGGCTGACATGAACTGCACCACCGGAGGATCAAGCTCCCTCATGACGCCACCGCCTCTTCCGCACACCGGTCACAACCACGAGCAGGACGCCCAGGATGTCTATCGCAGTCGGCGGCCGTGACGATGCCGGGAACGGTGGGCCTGTTTTTCGCCGCCGTGGCGTTCGCTTCGAATTGCTTCCGAGCATCACCACATCGACGGCAGGGGGCATCTGTCCCTTGAGGGTGTTTTTCGCAGAAGGGGGAGGGGTTGGGCGCTTTCCCTTTCCCCTTCTCTTCTACTTCTACTTCCCCTTCTATTGGGCGAGACTTTTCTGAATCTTTCTGAACTTTTCCAGAACGCTTTCCAGGGATCGGGACAACTCCTGATCTATCCGGGATTTCCGTCCTCTTCAGATACGGTGGTTCCTGATGTTCAGACCAATTCACGCACTCGAAATACTTCTTCCCATCGACCTCATACGACGCGATAACACCGGCCATTGTGAGGGCCTGCATCCACCGAGAAACCGTATTAGTATCAACTTCGTCATCCATCGGGAACGTGTCAGCAACGATCAACCGAGGGTCATACCGACCACGCCCATGGTCATCGCAATACCCCCATAATTGGGTCCAGAAGTACCGCAGCGGGATGGGCCAACTGTTGACCTTCTCGGAGGATCGCATCGACGCTCGAAGCATTCTGTCCTGCGCCATCAGTTGCCTCCTTTCATCCGTAGTTCGGCCTCATCAGAAGTGATTTCCAACACATTCCCGGCATCGTCCAAGAGAACCCAACCGAGGGTCATCACCCCGTACTCGCCACGAAACCAACGCCGCGCCGGCCACTCTGATGCTGTTGCGTAGGACGGGGCAGCCCACCCCTCACGGATCGCCTCAGCTGGATGTTCAGTCGCCCACTTGTGACACTCGAGGCCCATCACTTGTAGGTTGCTCACAACGGTTAGGCCGCCCTGGGAACGGTTGATACGGTGGTCGCGTGCTGTTGGACCACAGTCGCGGCGGCACCGAACGCAAACATCGAAATCGCGCAAGGTCGCTAGGTCGTACGCTTCCCTCTGCTCGCGTTCGGATGGTTTCGGTTGCTTCGGGCGGATCATGCGACCAATTCCTTTCTTATCCGTTCCCATGCGATGGTCAGCGCCGCGAATGCTTGGAGTGTGACGACACCGTTCCCGCCAGCCTTGAGCCCCGCATTCCGAACCTTCGATTCCGACCAACCAAGATCCGCATAGATGGCGGGGTCGGTGATCCATCCGTCAGCGCAACCCATCAGCCATTCGGTGAAGCGGGCATTGAGTCGGTGTCGCCCGTTCTTGCCATCCGGGACGGTTGGTGATGGGGCAGGTCGACCGAGCACAGCAGCCCACCGTGAGATCGCAGGCCAATAGTCGTCACCCTTTACGGTTAGCCAATACGGCGACTGGTCCTCGAGCGAATCCCATAACTCGCGGTACTCGCCCGCGCTGTGCGTTTCGAAGGCTGGCTCAAGAAGGACATTCCCTTGCTCATCACCATCGTTATCACGTAGCGCACCGAGGGCATACAGGGTCTCCGTGTTCGACGCACCACGAGACGCGCGAGGTGTGGGCAGCAGCGTCACGTATTCCGCTACAGCATCGAGCTTCGGCAGGTCTTCCTCGGCTATGAAGTTCAGGCCAGTAACAGAAGTTCGGTTGCCTCCGTTTTTGTTCTTCCTGGCCAGATGAGCCTCTGCCGTGCCGCCACCATAGGTAGCGGTAGGTGTCGGCAGCAACGTCACTTCGGTGTTCAGCGGCAGAGTGTTCCGCTCGTACTGTGACGGCCCGCCCGTGTTGCTTCCGTCTTGCGTAGTTGGGGTCGGCATCAACCTCAGGGTCGGGGCAGCGTGTGCTCCACCTGATCCGCTAACGTCGGCTGGTGCCCGCCCTCCTGCCGTTTGTCCGGGTGCTGTGTCCCACCCATTTCCGCCGAGTAAGCGTCGGGCGTGCGCAACAACGAAGACCCGGAATCTGGCATGAGGGGCACCAACATCGGACGCACGAACAGGGACGACTTCCGCATCGAAACCGAGTTCGGAAAGATCCCCGAGAACACGTCCAAGTGCTCGGAGAAAAGGTTCTCCGTTCCCGGAATTTCCCAACAGTCGCGGTTCGGATTCCACATCGCTATCGGCTCTTGCTGAATAGGCACCTTGTACGTTCTCCCAAATCACGATTGATGGTTTGATGATGGCGATCGCTTCACGCATCTGCACCCACAAATTCGAGCGGGTGCCCTCCGTCATGCCCTTACGTTTCCCGGCACCGGACACGTCTTGGCAGGGTGAACCACCGCAGATGATGTCGACTGGTTCAACCTGTGACCAATCAACCTTTGTTATGTCTCCCAAGTTGGGGATACCCGGGAAGTGGTGAGCCAAGATCGCGGAAGGGGCAGCGTCGTACTCGCAAAACCATGCAGTGTCAGCATCGAAGAATTGTTCGACAGCTAAATCGAGGCCGGCGTAGCCAGAAAACAGTGAACCGATTCGCAGCACGCTCATGATCCGACCGGAGCAACGAAGTCAGGATCGGAAGGATCAAGAGGTGGGGCGATTGCGGTGAGGTCTTTCACATCGACGGGCTGCTCGGGGAACTCTCCCTGGACCGTTTTCTCACCACGCCCAATCTCGGAGCCGATGACATTCAGGGTGGCAAGATCACCAGAGGTCCACTTTGCCCGAGGTCGAGCGAGACGGGCTTCGATCTGTTCCGGTGTGACGTTGAACTCACGCGCAAAATAGGCGAGCGCATCCGCAATCCGTTTCGGCATGGGTTGAGTAGTGCCATCCCCGGCCAGGGTGCGCGATGCGATGAGTTCGGCCTCATCACGGAACCACACAGGCAGGAGAGTCAGGATGCATTCACGGAGGGCACGGGCAGCGACGGAGTTGTTGTTGTTCGCAATATCTGACAGGTCAGTAAGGTTCTTGCGACCGCCAGCCTTCATAATCTGGTGAGGCACCACGAACCCACGTGACTGGCGCACATTGTTTTCCTGATCCCACGCCCACGCAAGAACTTCAGAGATCCCCGCCTCATCGTCACGGCGTGTCTCCCGCATGCCGTACTCGACATTCCCGAAGCAGCGGGCCAGTTCTTTAGCCAGATGCACCGTTGACCCTTCGACGCGTCCGCCAGCGCGGGGAACGGAGTAGAAGGCGCGTTGCGCGAGCGACACCTGCGAGCAGGACATGCGCATCTGCTCCACAGCGCGAGACATATCGCGGGGGAAGTCCTGTGCGACCCGGACGGCTGCGGCTACTTCGGCAACAGCGCGGGCCTGTTCCACGGCGGTTGCTTGTGAAGCGGTGCGATCGTTGGGGAGTGCGATGTCATTCATTGGGGTAGTCCTCTTCGTGCTGGAAAATGAGCCAGGTAGGTGGTGATAGGAGTTGCACATCGGTGGCGTAGCCGGGCCACACACCGGAGGTAATGCATTCGGCGTAAGCCTTTCGGGCGTGGGCTGATTTTGTGGCACCCATCGCAGTCCAGATCGTCGGCAACTGATAGACGCCTACGAGGTATGGAGGTTCTTTCTCGACGGCGACGAATACCATCTCTGGTTCCATCCCGTACGGCATCGGCCCGGTGACCGTGTTGAGGGCGTCGAGGTACCACTGACGTTGCACGTCGTACCCGTAATCCGCGATAGAACGGGTGAACCCGCGAGGGGAAGCATCCCGAGCTGTTTTCAGGTCCACCGCGACACGACGTCGTTCGCCTTGATCGGGGAGGTAATCGAACCTCGCACGAACCTCAACACCTTCGATCGTGGCAAACACAGAAGATTCCGCGGTCCCGGGCTGATCGAATAGCGCCCGGGCGGAAGGGTGCGCGAGAACTGATTCTGCTTGCGAGTCGATCGGTTCGAACTCCTCCAACTTGAGGGGAACCTTCCCCTCTGCACGAGCTTCCGCAATGAACGCTTTCGCCGCCGTCGTGGACGCGGCACCGTTGCTCGCCAGAATCTCCGCAGGGATGACGACAGCCTCATAACCGGTACCGAGGACCTTCGAGTGCACAGCTGTCCCCACGTCGAACTTTTTCGATGGGGCGACGAGCGGCGGGTGGTCTTTCTTCCACCGGTATTTCGCGGGGGAGTCGAGGATCAACCGTGCTTCGGTGGATGAAAGCTCGGGACGGGAATGGTAGGTTGCCTCATCCATTTCGGGGATGATCCCGGTCATGTCGCCGCTCATGCCAGTACCTCGATGGTGATGTGACATCCGGCTTGCTGACCGGGTTGTGTCCACCGTTTGCTGGTCTCGACGGTGGTAACAAATTTGTCGTCTTTCAACAGGCCACCCTGGACGATCCCGTCAAGCGTGGAGCGGAGCAACTTATCGAGGTCCCCCACTCGCAGTGAGGTTGGGTAGTCGTCGTGGTTGTGTTTCGGTTTCACAATCAGGAACCGGGTGGTGACCGTCACAGCAGTGTCGATCGCATCAAACCGGGCCGGGAAATCGACAGCAGATTCTGTTGCAACCATCACCGCGGCAGTCCATGGGGCAACCCGTTTCGAGGACTCGATCAGAATTCCTCTGCCGGTTCTGGTGAGTCCCACAAACCGTTTAGACCCTTTCGGGGCAGGATCGCCGGGAACAAAATATTGGTACATCATTCGGTCACCGGTGCGTCATCGAGGATCTCGAACGTCCACCCGGAATCGACCCACAGGCTGTATCGGGTGAGGTGGCTGACCCAGCTGGGCGACGTGGGCAGCTGGTCGGCCTCGATGACGATCAAGGCATAGGGGCTCTTCTCTTTCGAAACCCGTCCGACGATGACGGTTTCTCCGAGGGTCGCCCGAATGTGTGTCCCTGTCGCTGGGCGGTTCAGGACGCCCGAGATGGTGCGTTCTTTGACGATCTCCGGTACGTGTACGGTGCCGGTTTCGGGAATGTAGATAGTGCTCATGGGGATGTTGCCTTTCAGATTGTTGGGAGTTGGTGGTTGCTGATTTCGGGGTGGAGGGCAGCATTGACGGTCAGAAAAATCCATACGAGGAGCGCTACCGCCCCGTAACAGATCACGGTGGGGATGATGATTGCTGCCACCCAGAAGAGGACCAGTTCGAGGCCATGCGCCTTCTCGGTCATGAGGCCTTCACCTTCATCCATTCATCGAGGGGTCGAATATCGAGCCCTAACGCTTCTGCGACGGTTACCTCGAGGTTTGCGCCATTGGAGGTTTGCCAGCCCGGGAGGAGGCACACAGCGTCACTGTCAATGACCATTCGGAGGGCGTGGCGCATGTACCAGTCCCAGGGTTGAGGTGCACCGGTCGTGTTGTGCTGTTCCGAATCGGCTGGGCATAAGGCGGTCAGGCCTCGAGCGGTGAGGTGGGTTTCGGCGTCCCGGAATGCGGGGTAGTTGAAGTCTGGAAGACCTGTCATTGGTCCGGCTATGTAGACCTTCATGCGAGCGCCCCGAAGTCGAATCGCTCCTGCGCTGTCACTGGAACCAGCTGTGTCTGCTCAGACTCGAGGCGATGAGCGGCAGCTTCACAATGCTTCTCGTCGCGCTCTATCAGGATCGCTTTGCGGCCCAGCCTTTTAGCCGCAACTCCTGTTGTCCCGGAGCCTGCGACGGGATCAAGGATCGTCTCTCCAAAATCGGTGAATTGGTTGATGAGCGAGCCCATGAGGGCGAGTGGCTTCTGTGTTGGATGCACTCGCTCAGACTTGTCGGCGCGCGCACGATTTAGGACTATTGGAACGTCCCAGACGGCGTGCGCCCCGCCACCATTCCAACGCTTGCGTCCTGTGGGGTGGCAGATAGTTAGCGATTCAAACCCGGTCGCTGGACGATCGCCAGAGAACTGCGGGGTTGAACCTCTCTTTATCCATGCGCCGGTACGCACATAATCCAGCCCATTGTCTTCTAGCGCTTCAGCCCAGAGGTGCGCACCCTCCGTGTCACTGAAAACGATTACCCACCGCGAGGTAACTCGTGCTGCCTCAGCCGCCAGGAACGCCCGGAATTCATCGGTTAGATGGGTGAATCCGAGATCCACATTGCGGCGAAAGTCTGCACCATATTTTCCACCGCGATCGTTGTCGCGCATCACTCGCGAACGAGCAGCACCGTGAACATGCTCAGAATAGGGAGGATCGGCAATGAAGTGATCAACATGCTCGATAGTAGGGAGCAGATCCAGCGCATCGCCCAGGTACAGCGTCACCAGTTCGTCGGAGTAATACGGTGCAGTCATGCTCTCCTCCATAAGGTGATGCCCCGGTTGGTTCCTTTCGGGAACGTGGTCGCCTCCGTGTCGCCATCCACAATGACTTCGAAGATTTGGGCCGTTTCGCGGATCAGAGTCCCCGTGTATTCGGCTTCCTCATCAGGGTCACGGCTGAGAATGCGCCACAGGGTGACATGTTCCTGCCCAAGGGTCATGGCGGTCAGGGCGGCATGCTCAGCGAACATGCTCATGATTGTTGGCATCGGGTCAGGATCGGTGCTCATCGGACGCCTTCGATCAGGTGCCCGACCAGCAGGCCCGCAGCAACCAACAGGAGGGCAGCAGTGAGGCGCATACACCACCACTGGACGATTGCGTGAGTGTCACGCCTATACGAAGTGCGGTGGGTCATTTCTTTTTCCTCCATGGTTCAGAAGCCATCCACACCCATAACCCCGTCAGGAGAAACGAAGCAGGGAGAGCAATATGGGCGGGGATCGTGTCGTAGGTCACCAGGTCACCGCGATTGTGTATTCGTGCTGGGTACCGCGAGGAACTTCCGCGTTCAGGACGGACAGCAGACCGTCTTTGGCGAGTTCTCCCGCTCTTTTGCGGGGTGATTCATAGTGGACGGCAGGCCAGCCGTTCTGTTCGGCGCGTACCCGGTACAGGTCGTTCAACTCCGACCCGGTCACAATCAACTCCTGACGCACCAGAATGAGGACCGCGTCACGTACCGCCCTGATCGTCGCCTGTGATCGGTCACCGGCCAGATGCGACGACCAAGGATCATCCCTGCCCGTGCGGGCAGTGTCGCCAGCCATAGCAATCTGCTGGCCGGTCATGATGCGTCGCCAATGAAGTAGACATGCAACTTCACCACGCCGTTGAACAGAACATCGGCGCTCAGATGGCCGCGATGCTCCTGCACTGGTACAGCGTTGATGGCAGCGAAGGATCGAAGGTCAAGTTCGGAAGCGGTACTGACAATGAATTCTCGTTCCAAGTGCGGATACTTCTCCACCGGGGCTGCGGGGGACTCTATGAAATCCGCGAGGGCTCTGAACCCTGCCGCGATCTCCGCTTCCGGGATCGCAGGGGGTGCTTTATAATTGCTTCCAGTGGTTGTCATGTGAGTGCCTTCCGCTAATGCCTCGGAGCCGACCTCCGAGGCTTTCCTTTTTGTGGGTGTGGTTAGACGGTCGCGAGCATGTTGCTGATCGCGCACGACACTGTTTCCGGATCCGGGGTTGTCGAAGTAGTGCCGGTCAGTTCCTTGAACAGGGCGATGATTTCCCAGGCGAGGTCGATCTTGAACTTGGCCGCGTTGGCCGCGTTGGCCGCGGAGGCCACGTAGGCCACGGAGGCCGCGTTGGCCGCGGAGGCCGCGGAGGCCGCGTAGGTCGCGTAGGCCGCGTTGGTCGCGTTGGCCGCGGAGGCCGCGGAGGTCGCGGAGGTCGCGGAGGTCGCGTAGGTCGCGTTGGCCGCGGAGGTCGCGTTGGTCGCGGAGGTCGCGTAGGTCGCGTAGGTCGCGTAGGCCGCGTAGGCCGCGGAGGTCGCGTAGGCCGCGTAGGCCGCGTAGGCCGCGGAGGCCGCGGAGGCCGCGTAGGCCGCGGAGGCCGCGGAGGCCGCGGAGGCCGCGGAGGCCGCGGAGGCCGCATTCTCCTCAGTTGGGTTCAATGCCCACCGTTCAGCCGCAACGATCGCAGGCAACGCAGTTCCGGTACGGTCCAGATGAACAACTTTCCGAGCAGCCAACACAGCGATACGCGTGTACACCTGTCGGAGTTGCAGATCTGTCAACGTATGGTTCGTGGTCCCCACCGTTGCATGACCCAAATCGAGGGCAACAATCGAATTTTTGGGAGATAGAAACCCGTCCGAATCAGCTAGGTCATCATTGATATCCTGCACAATTTTGGACAACACCGTGTCTGAACAGGACGGGTAATCGGTGATCGTCGTGTCACCGTTCTCCCAACTGATCAAATTCATAGCGCAGCCCTTGCCGGAACCCTTTTCGTGAGAACCTCGGGCGAGCGTCAGCGGGTGCAGGATTGCGTCGTCATCAAACATTTTGGGTTCTCCTTTGAATGCCGCGAACAGTGCGGCTGATAGTTGACATATGCGCGTTGTAAAGTCGTGCTATTGAATGAAACGATTCGCCCGCCGCATGGCGCGTCTTCCAGTCGGCCACTTCGGCATCCGAGTACTTGGCGGACCAATCACGTTCTCCAAGCCCCTGTTTCGGGTGACGGCCGCGATCCGCACAATCCTGAATGTTCTGGCTTCGGGTGCCTACGTAGATGTGCGCCGGGTTGACGCAGGGCGGGTTATCGCAGGTATGACATACGTCCAGCCCAGGTCGAACATCCATGCCTTCGCGGATTGCGGCTGCTCGGTTGGCGGGGATCTGTTTCCCTCCGATGTTGAATCGTCCGTAGCCTTGGGGTGAGCGCCAGCCCTGCCATTCCCAGCATTCGTCCGGATCGCCCGGAGTGACGAACCTCGCCCACCGTTCGTTCTCGGTGATGATGTTCATTAGGTTCCTTACTTTTGTGGGTGAGTGCTCGAGCGCCGATCTGTGAGCGCACGCCCGAGCCGGGTTGTTACTTCTCTTCCCGAATGCGGGCGATGGTGAAGACGGTTGCGCCGAGGAGTAGCAGTGCAAGTCCGCCGGCCAGCCAGTACACGGTTGTTTCTGGTGTGCCGGTGGAGGCGAGAGCCTTGACGGTCGGTGCCGTTTTTGCGGCCACGAGGTTAGGGGTGATGACAGCCGCCGCGGTCGGTGGTGTCACGACGGGGAGGACGATCGCAGGCGGGGTCACTACCGGAGGTGTCACAACGACCGGGGGATCTACCGGGGGAATCCCGCATTCCGGGGCTGTGACGAATCGCCAGGAGATGACGACTCCCGAATCTTCTGGGTGCCCGTCGACCAGCGTCAGGAATCCGTCAGCCCTTAGTGCGTCGAGGGCTGCCTGACTCGGGTACGTGTCGACCTGCGACACGGTGCCGCACACCTGAGTTGCTTCGGTGATCGCCGGTTGCGGCCACGTCACATTGTCAGCGGTTCCCCCGTTCGGGAGCGTCCACCAACCCTCGACCGGTGATGAGGTCATTGAAGTCTGGGAGGTCACCGGGGGAGAAGTAACCGGTGCTACGGTGGTCGGGACCGACGCGGCGGGCAACGCCGGTGAGGGTGTACCCGTCCCGGCATTCGGGGTCACTGACTTCGAGACTTCCCCAGAATTGGGGGATGATGGTGCGATCGACGGCGTTGAGGCGATTGGTGTCGAGATGTCTGGCGATGGTGTGCCTCCTGAAAGGTCGTCTGCGAATGCGGGTACAGCCCCGCCGATAGTGAGAGCCAACGCGATCGACGCGCAAACCAACGTTTTGTGCTTCATTGAGTGCCTTCCGTTAGATGGGTTGAGGGGGTATGTGCGACGCCGGGGATCGAACCCGGAACAGCCCTGATTGCCTCGCCGCTTTTCGTTAGCCGTAGCCGTTGCCGTTGCCGTCGCCGTAGCCGTAGCCGTTGCCGTTGCCGTCGCCGTAGCCGTAGCCGTCGCCGTTGCCGTCGCCGTAGCCGTAGCCGTTGCCGTTGCCGTTGCCGTTGCCGTCGCCGTAGCCGTAGCCGTTGCCGTAGCCGTAGCCGTTGCCGTCGCCGTAGCCGTAGCCGTCGCCGTCGCCGTAGCCGTTGCCGTAGCCGTCGCCGTTGCCGTTGCCGGTGCCGTCGCCGTAGGTGGCTGTTACGGACTCCACGTCCGCGATCACTACGCCCACGCACCCGCAGTGACATTGATGCGAGCAACCACAGTGAGCTTCGGGATTCGGACAGTCCCGTACAGGTCTGACTTCGTTTTGTCAGTCGGACCGGAAGCCAGTTCGCCGAGACCCTTCGTGGTACCCCAAATGCGGATGTTGCGCGCATCGGTGATCACCAAATCGTCACCGTCTTCATGCACTGCGCCGACGAAAATCCAGCCACGCTGACCAACAACGATCTGCGTTTCGCTTGCATCGATGGTGACCTGATCGGCGCGAACATAATCGACACCATCAATGCTGATTGTTTTGATTGCCATGCGTTTCCTTCTCTCTTGTTGGGTGAGGGCCAGCACGCCGATCTGTGAGCGCACGCACTGGCTGGTTGTTGCTGCACCGCGTATCTCGCGGCCTGACAACAGGCACTCGTCAACGCTGGGGACCGCACTCATCCCGCCTACACGTTCCGTAAAGGCCATCCGTTTCTTCGACAGCCCCGTTACCGAGTGCACCTACCACCGACCTCGCTTGTAAGGCGTCACGGCTTCGGCTACTGCCCACTGTGGAGTTATCAAGGTGCGATGGTTCGAGTGCTTGCCGTGCCGGACTGTGAGGGCAGGGGAAGCGGGTACAGCGATAGGAGATCGAAGCGGTTCGGGCGAACTTCGATCAGGAGCGAGAGACGGTTACTGCTTCATCGGTTGCGTCCACGAGATCCGACCAACACAAGTCAGATTCCGGTAGACGAGAGACACGGCGGTAGGGGTACCAGGAGGCGGAGACGGGATCATGCGCTTTTCCGTTCGGCTGGCAGAGAGCTCAACCACCGCTGCGCTTCAGTGCGGGTGATGATCGGTTTCGAGTTCGGGTACGACGGGACGAGATTGCCCTCGGCTATGTGTTTCCGCACCGTGTCGATGGACAGGTCTACGGCGATCGCCAGGTTAGGAATTGAGTAGGCGAGCTTGTCGAGTTCTGCGGTCATGCCGCAACCCCTTTCATGAGCGTCTCGGGGCGGATACGCAAAAAGCCACCCACAGCGACTAGTTCGGCCATGTCGAAGGACTCGGTTCCGTTGAGTCGTTCTGTGAGGTCGGGCAGGTCGATGTGGGTGGCTTCTGAAACTATTTCGGGGGTGGTGCCGGTGGTTGTCATCGCTTCGCGGATGTTCGCGGCGACGGTCTGGGAGGTTCTTCTTGCTTGCATAAGTGAAAGACTACATGTCACTAGTGACGTGTGCAAGCTTGTGCGGAACTATTTTCTGGCAAATATGGGTTTTCATGCGTCTAAAATGGTGCCGTGAACTACGAAACAGACATCGTCAACAAAGCAACCGCGCTCGTGCTGGCTGGCGCGGTCAAAACTGCCGAGTTGAATCAAGAGAAAATTGCCGCGATAACGGGTATCTCCATCACAACCGTTCAAAGGCTTTTCAAGCAGACGACTCTCAGCATGAAGGTGCCGCAGTTCGTCGCGATCGCGATTGCATGTAAGCGAGACCCCGCCGAGCTGCTGGCAGAGGTACTGCAGCATGCTGAGCGAATGTCGCAGGGTGATGCGACGGTGGTCCCATTCCCGAAGCCAAAGACCGCTGAGGAGATAGACCAATACCAGGAGAAACGTGCCGCGAGTCCATTCAATGAAGAAGCGGACGCGTCAGACTGGTAAACCAATCGCGGGGGTGATTGATGTACGACCCATACGACCATGCGGAGACACTCGGCATTGAGGTGGTGCACCGTCGCATCCGGACAGCGAACGGGTTGTGGTTCCCGGAGCACAACATGATCGTCATCCGCGAAGGAATGAAAGCCGTGTGGGATCGTTCGACGTTGGCACACGAGATCGCGCATGCCGCGTTAGGTCATTGTGATGACAGGCCGAAGCATGAAGTGATGGCCGACCGGTACGCGGCAGAGAACCTCATCGACGTGTCGGAACTACACGAGGTACGGCGGTGGGCGCCGGACAGTGCCCGGCTCGCGCATGAGCTCGGAGTTACGACTCGACTGCTGCGAGTGTGGTTGAACGTCCACCAGATAGCGAGCTGAACTGCTCCGAGAACTGCTCCATCGCCGCGCGTAGTCGCACCAGGTCGCCTTTGGTCCTATAGGCGCGGGTCATGGTCACGTTGGAGTGACCGACGATCAGGGAGATGAGGTCTTCGGGGACGCCGGATGCGTAGAGCAGGTCGACGGCGGTGTGTCGGAGGTCGTGGACGGTGACGTTCTTCTCAATTTTCAATGCTTTGAGGATGGCGCGCCAGTTCTCCCAATCTTTCGCCGGGTCGATCGGCTTCCCGTTGAGGGTGAACAGCAACCCCCACGGGTTCGGAGGTCGGGCGACCATGTGTCGTTCGAGGATTGTTTTCAGTGGATCCACGAGTGGGATGATCCGCGGTTTCGTTTTCGGCCGTGTGAGGTACAGCCCACCCGTGAGGTGCCGGTGCTCGAAGTCGACAGGGACGGCCGGCACACCAGTGTGATCAGTGAGGGGGAGACGCTGCGTTTGCCAGGCAAGGTCGATGACATCTGTCACACGGTTGATCTCAATGCCGAGCACTTCCCCCTGCCGCGCACCCGTAAGGAGGGCGGTGGCCCACCGTGCGCCCATATCCGGGTCGCGGGACACATACTCGAGCACGGCGAGAGCTTCGATGATGTTGAACGCTTCACGGGGCGCTGATGACTTCCGGGGTGCGTCGGTGAGGTCGGCAGGGTTCCTCCCGATGCGTCCCTCTTGCACAGCCACTTTCAGCGACACAGCCATGGTCCGGTGCGCGAGCAGAGCGTAGGTGGAGGAGAGTCCCTGGTCGTTGGTGATGCGGTCGTGGACTCGGCGGATGTGCGCGGCGGTGAGCTTGTCCAGCTTCACTGTTCCGATCGCGGGGATGATGTGCTGGAACACGACGGACTTGTAACCGGCGAGCGTGTTCGGGCGAACCTTCTTCGACACGATCGCTTCGTACCAGTAGGTGAACCACTGCTCCACCGTTTGGTTCTTCGTGGGCAGGTCGCCGCGGGTTTTCAACTCTCGTCGTTTCGCATCCAGTTCGGTGAGCAGGTCGGCTTTGTTCTTCCGCCTGATCGTGACCCGGCGTCGTTTCCCGTCCGGGGAGGGGAGCTCTATCGTGCCCGTCCAGTATTGGAGCTTCTGCGTTTTGTCCGCCGGTACACGGAAGACCGCGCCTTCACCCTTGCCTCGCATGGCTATTCCGGATCCTCGGCGGTCGTCACGAGCCAATATCGAAATGCCTCACCCCGGCGTGACGGACCGTCTGAGTAGATGTCTTCGAGGCTCAGATTCTTGTTCGTGAATCCGACAGGGCCGGGCACCTGGTGGGTTGACCCAATCTCGTTATTCCATGGGAATTTCCAGTAGTGCGGGTCTTTGACAATCGCGACTCGTTCGCCGTTTTTGAACGCCTTCTCGAATGCGCGCTTATCTACCCGCTGGATAATCACCGGTCCGCTGCTCAT